GGGTTTGAATTAAGATACCATCATCATTAAAATGCTGGGACTTAAGTTCAATAGAAATAATACCCTCTTCATCAGCGTCTGGCATAGGTAGAATAATCTTGCTAGATGCGTTGGGGTTTATTTTACGGATGTATTTATTATTAACTAGACCTCTAAGCTGATAGTCTAGGCTGGTATTTTCTAGGATTGTCAAAGCAATTTCAGTATCAATACCAGACTCGTTATCTAGGTCGGCTACTAGGGATTCACCAGCAGCCAAAAGCATGTTATTAACAGCTTGTAATTTAGTAATCATTCCCATTAATAGCCTCCTTTGGAAAAAAAGAAAACACGATAGCCCCAGTTAAGGAGCTACCGCGTAGATAGTTAGATCACCTCCCCTCAAGATTGTAAAACAAACAAAGACAACTTGTTTACCTCCTTTCTTGATGGGTTGGGATATTAATTCAATTAGGCAGTAACAACATACTCTGCGGTCATACCAGCTAGGGTGCGGAGTTCAGAACGCTCATCGCCTGAAGCGTTTGCAAGACCGCTGATTACCACTGCAAGCTCTGGACGGAGTACGCCAGTACCCTTGAACATGCTAGCAACGGTGAAGGTGGTGTTACGACGAACATCATCAACAGTGTCTACCTTTAGACCCTGTAGGCTGAGCGAAGCAACGCAATCCTTCTGGAAGATAAGAGCTTTAATCTTTGTAGCAACACCGTCAATGTTGTAGCGAGCTTCACCAATATTAGCAGATGAAGACACATCATAATCAACAACTGGTAGGTGGTTGCTCTTGATAATCATGCAGCCCTGATACTCTAGAGCATCAGAGACATTGTGCATGCCCATAGCAAGAGGAGCACCAAGGCCACCAGCCTCAGCAACGCCACCGAACATTGGACGAGCAGGACCGTTACCAGTACCGTTAGCCATTACGCCGTAGAGTTCATTGTATGAACGAGCTACGCCAAGAGCACGAATGTCTTGGAATGCGCGTGGAGTTACAACGCAGTAAACACCTTCGGTTGGTGCGTTGATTTCCTGTAGGTGAACCATGAAGTTTTCAATTGCTTCAAGAACCTTAAGAGCAGCTGTAGTTCTATCAGTAGCGGTAGCGGTAGAAAGACCAAAGTTATCAAATGCTGCATCAGTGAATAGATCCTGATTTGGAACAGTAAGGCCAGTTCTTGGATCGTTTGCTAGCAAATCTTCCATACCAGCACGGGCGATATAGGCAGCAATCTGCTTATCACGGGTGTTGGCTAGAGTTAGACCAGCCTGACGAGCTAGCTCAGCACGGAATTCCCACTGAGTTAGAAGTTGGTCAACATTGTCAATTTCAAAGTGAGCGGCCATTGGGCGCTTGTCGAGCTTAATGGCGAATGTCTTTGAAGTAGCTGTGCCACCAGAAAGTTCTTCACCAGCGTTCCAAGCAGCCTTAAGGTTAATTGTACCAGTGACTGGGAATTCGGCAGTAGTGCCGCTGGCAATAGTCTTCTGAGTGACTAAGCCTTCAAACATGTTGTAGTGATCGTATGCGTGAATAACTTCTCCGCTCCAAATTGGAAGCCAGAGTTTGTTAGTACCAGCCGCACCGCCTGTTGTTCCGGCTGAAACGGAAGTACGATAAGCCATATCAGATGGGCCTAGATTATTATTTCCTGCTGGGTCTAAAGCCATTTTATATACTCCTTAGAGTTAGTGTTAATTTAAAAATTAAAAGTTACAATAGTGACTAACCAACCTATAGATTTTTCACAAGGAGTCTGTTAGTTGGTGTTTAAAATGTGTAATTATATTCAGCCAAAGGGGGAACTTTATTACACAAGCTAAACAATGTCAGAAGGGAAGACTTCGGAAGTCGGTCTTAGCCATACGAGATTCAACAGCAGAACGGAACTTAGGGTCCGTGGTAAAACGGCTGTTGTTTCTGTCAGCATAGAATTCTCTCTTAGTCTTATAACCAGCCGTACCCTGCTGGGTACTGCCGACAGGAACCTGCTTACCCTTAGTTGGTTCCTTTGTTTTAACTGCGCCGCCAGTAGCCTTCTCATACTTGGAGGCTAAACCCATAAGAGCTACATCCCACGCTGGGGTAGCAAGAGCCGCATTAAGGCTTTTGATTTCATTTGGGTTCATTGTCTGGCTAGCCCAGCCAAATAGTTCGGCAAGTCTTTCACGACCACCGATGATGTCAGCAGCTTTTCCGAAAGCTAGTTGAAGCTTGGCTTTCTGACCTTGCATGTATTCTTGAATTGCAAAATCGGGAAGCTTTGTCTTTTGACGAATCTCATTCATAGTCTCTTCATTAAGATCGCCCTTTACGGACAACTCGACTGACCACTTGTCCCAATCTTCCTTGGTAACAGTAGGAACTTCAGCAGCCTTAGTCTCCACAGGAGCTTCTGGCTTATCTGGAATACGCAGTTCCTCTTTTACTGCTGCCTTAGGTTTCTCTGGCACAGCCTTTTCAGCGGGTTGTTTATAATTAGGGTTATCAGTAGTATCACCAAACTTCTTTTTAAGTTCAGCAATCTCCTGACGAGATTGAGTGTACGCTTTCTGTGCGTTTCTTAAACTGTCAAACCAGCTACCAATATCCTTAAAGTTTTCCGGTACATTAATACCGTTAGTCTGAACATAGGTTTCAAACGCTTTCCGTTCTTTTGCTGCATTAACTTCATCAGGTGATGCAACAAGAGATTGTTCTGTCTGTTGAATCTCAGAGTCCACAGGGTTAACCTCTGGAGTATTCTGATATTCAAACTCTGGAGTCTCTTGTCCGTTGTCGTTCATAATTATTACTTGCCTTTCTTAGTGGTTTTTGTTGTAGCCTTAGGGCATTCCTTTGGCTGTGCGTCCTTACCAGTTAATCTGGTAGTAGTTCCGCAGTTGCATTTAAATTTTGATTTCATTCCCAAGATACTCTCTTTCCTGACTTCTTAGCGCGTACACCCTTAGATGTACACATGGCCTTGGTAGGACGGCAAGCAGGGTAAGAACCCTTACCAGCCTTCTTACGACCACAAGGACCGCCTGTCTTACAGTTTATCCAGCCCTTGCCATTGTTGCGGGAAAACCAGCCATGAAGACCTTTTTCTTTTTCAAGGGAAAAGTTAGCTTTCTTTTTCTTCTTAGCCATTACTTTTTTCCTTTCTTCTTTTTACCCCAGTTAGCAGCACCTACTTTGCGGCACTTAACTAGAGAACCAGAAGCATAGGCTGAAGGCCACTTTTTATAAGAAGCCTTTACCTTGTTATAGCAAGCGTCTTTCTTAGCCATTATTTCTTACACTTTCTATTCTTAGGGCATGAAGCCTTTGAACCCTTGGAGCCAGCCCAAAGATCCTTACAAGCCCAGTGTTTAGCTGATAGCTTGTTAGTTGCGGAGTCACAACCATGCCGTGCTCGGAAAGACTTCCTTGCTGCGGGTGAGTAGTTATGACCATATCCAGTCGCGCCATAGTGGATAATCTTTTCTTTGCCATTGGCACAAGCTTTGACTACCCGCTTCTTACCAGCCTTGGGTGATTTCTGTGGTCGATTACACGCCATCTTAGACTTATCCAATCGCTTCACTTGGGCCACCTCCTAGTAGTTGTGCGGGATCAATACCAGCCTGTTGCATTAAGGCTTGGATATTTTGTCCACCAGTTTGTTGTAGATCCTGAGTAGCAGCTTGCTGAGCCACAGCACCAGCAGTATTAACAACGGCATTGCCTGCCTGTGTCTGCATTTGCTGTTGCATCTTCATCTGCTGCATCTGTTGCTGTTGCATCATAATATCTTCCTCGCTCTTTACCCAGTTACGGGGATCAAAGCCTAAGGATGAAATTAAAGCTCGGGCATACTCGTCCCACTTAAAGGCTAAGTATGCTTGCTCAGGAAGATTCCGAACCATTTCTCCCATTTGCATTAAACGCTGTAGATCGGTGTCTCTTGACAAGGCTTGCAATCCAGTAATAACCTGAGTTGTAAGCATACCATTCTTATCAAAGAACTGGCTGTATAAACGCTTGTCAATATCCTTACTCTCTAACATAAGGAACACAGCTCGTTTTACAATTGGCTCAATTAGATCACGGGCAATGCTAGAGAAAGCACCACCTAGAACGGTTTCCAATTCGGAACCGATCATTCTAACTGCTGTAGCTGTTACACGATCCCCACTAGGAATGGCTGAAGATGTCATAAGGAATGACTGGGAAATTTCTCTACGCATTGTTTCAACCGCAGCTTGGCATGCACTAATCTGTGCATTCATTGTTTGGGATGGAGATAGAACAGAGAAGTCACCGCCTCTCGCAGCAATGAATGAACCATTGGGCGCATCAGCGATATCGTCTATCTCAGTAATTCCTGTTGGGTCGATTGCTAGCCAGAATGTGGACGAGGCTGCTAGACCTTCGATCAAAGCTTTAGTATATGACTCAAGAGTTTGTAGGTCACCTAGGATATCTTCACAGTGTGATCTACCGTAGTTTTCCCCGGCAATACCATACCACCTTAAGACACCCATTGGAAGCACGGTGTATTCACCCTCTTCCAATAGATCACCTTCTTGAGTTTCTTTACGGACATACCACACATCATCGGTTTTTAAATACCGACAATATATAGTTTGATATCCAGCTTTCTTTTCAATACCATACTCACTACCATATAGATGCTCAGTTGCATCTGGGTCAATAAGATGGTATTCAAGATTAATTATTTCTACTACATTGCCTTCTACATCTCGCTGAACAACAAACTGATCTAGTCGTTGAATGCGAAATGTAAAATTGTCTTCCATAATAAAGAGAACATCTCCAACAATTACAGCATGCTGTAGTGCTTGATAGATTGTTTCTCTTAGATTAGTTCCATTTAGTTTATTAAACACCTGATAAGAAAGAGTTTCTAAGTAGCTTTCTATTTCAGGAGTAGCTTCTACGCCAGACTTAAGGGCAAATCTAAAGAATGGAGTATCATTCAGCGGAAGCAAAGCGCTTAATATGCGGCTGCTCATAGCTGTGACACCCTTTGCTGCAACAGACGAATATGGCTGTGGCAAAGTCTGCTCTTCGTTCCAACCCTCAGGAGGTAGTACTGAAGGTACAGTAAGTCCGGCGCAGACTCTTGAGCGGTTTAGTTTAGCTTGTCTACCACTGTGTAGAATTCTAAACCTATCAGCAATTGTCTGTTCCATAAGTTACTCCTTATTCTGGTCGTTCTTCTAAACCTTGATAAAGCGAACTATAGAAATCAAAAGCATCTCCCTCTGTGGTTTCTTCTGCTGTTTCTTCCTCAGTTTGGGCTGCAATTTCTTCCTGTAAAGCATCTTCGGCTGCTTCGGCTTCAGCGATTCTATTAATTTCTTCTTGCTTAGCTTGTTCAGCTGCTTGTCTAGCAGTTTCTTCTTGCTTTATCATTTGTTCTTCATAGAACTCACGCATCTTTTTTTCTTGAGCTTCGCTATAGGCGCGCTGTTCATCAAGCTGTGCCTGATACTCAGCCTGCGTCATACCGCCGCTAATACTTGGTGATCCACCCATGACTTACCTCTCTTTCTGTTGTTGTTTAAGAATAAGTTTAAGCTTTTCTACTACAGATATTTGCCCAGCTCTGTAAGCAGAGGCTCTGACAAATTCTTCGACAGATAAATCAGGATCGTAGTCAAGAGGTTTGTAAATTTTATCAAGCTTCTCTATCAACTCTGGGTCGATTCTTGGAAATTCTTTCGATGTCATTTACTTTGTCCTTTAGTTTCTTGACTTCTTCCTGAAGCACTTCTGTCTTTTTAAACACTTCGGTAAAGACTAGGGCTAGCTCTGCGCTAGACAGAGCCGACCCAATCTTGATCTTCGTAATAATTGTATTAAGCATTGAATCCATGTTGTTCTCCTTAGACTAGCTCACAACCATTGGCAGTACATGCCATTGTGTGTGAAGACTTAGTTGTATCTTCTTTTTCATAATCTGACAGTTTATTAAAGTCAACATCTGGCTTGGGATGCATGTTGTATGTTCTTGCGTCAATCTCTTCAAAGGGAGCTTGAGCATAAACATGGTCTGACTTTGGTAGGAAAGAGATACCTGAGATTGAATCAAAGTTATCCCACACCCATTGACCTACTCCAATAAACTCATTGTCAGTATAGTTGACAGTGATACTTGGTTTGTGATTGCAATAATGATCCTGATAGGCTTTCCATAGTTTAAGATGTTCAATAGCCGTCAGTTCTTTCTGGGTGATAGAACCTTGTGGGGCTTTCTGAGCAAAGGTAAACACGGCAGTACTAGCTGGATTCATTACGCAATCTTCTACTGGAATACCGCTATCGGCCATCATGTTATATAGTGGGTCTTTCTTATCAATGCGGACTCTACGATAGTAGTAATCAGCATAGCGTGGATGTAAACCACTGGATGCATCGGCTAGGCAGGAGGTTGTACCTTCTGGCTTAATACATGTGATAGACTTGCTTGGGGTAATACCAAGCTTGTCAGCCCACTTAAGGTTAGTAATCGTAGCAATGTCTCGGAGTTTTTCCAAAACATACGCTAGCTTAGCATAACCTTCTTGGCCGCTAGTTAGTTTGTTATCAAAGATACCAGTCATGGACACGCCAAGTAGACGCTCTTCTTCAGAGTTCTTTCTGAATTCATCATTCAGATAAGGGAACTTGGTGAACATGCTCTGGATTGTTCCAATGATGGTGGCTTGTTCAATCTTTCTAGCCAGTGTTTCTACGGTATCTGTAGCCTTGACAACAATTGTTGATAGGTTACAGAACTCGTTTGGCTTTAGAATGATTTCTGAGCAGGGGTTAGTGCCGTAGTTGGACCACTCTCTACCGCTCTTTCTGGCAATTAGATTCATTGCTTCGCGGTTGCAAATACCACGCTCACCTGAATGTGAGTTATACAATGAAGTCCATTCTTCCAAGAACTGGCCTAGGGGTGGCTTGCAGTTGTAGATGGCAGAGTTATTAGCCAAAGCACGATGGCCTGCTGTTTCCCACCAAGCGCCACTCTTGCAAGTAGCCATCTCTCTGTCCGATAGATCACTGAGTGAGATCATTGCTGAGCGGCGTACACCGCCAACAATAACAGACTGAGCAATCTTGCAGCAGATGTCGTGGCATTCCAACGGAGTTAGTCTACGGCCTTGGGCCTTGTAGAATACGCCTACGATAAACCGCATCACTTCCTCCAGCGGTGCAGGACCGCTTGCACGGCCACCGAATGTCTTTAGACGGCTTCCTGAAGGACGGACTAGGCTAGTATCCCACTTGGGATGCAAGCCGTCATATAGGCTGGACATCAGATGCTTAAGGGCATCGCACCAACCTTCACGGGAATCCTCAACAACAAACACGGTGTTGAAATCTTTTACAATATTCTTTGGAACAGCTGGTAGCTGCTCTACACAGCGGCGTTCCACAGAATAGCCTACGCCTGTACCACACATTAGAATATACATAAGCTCAGCAAAAGACTTATAGCTTGTGATTTCTAAATAGCTGCAATTATACAGAGCAGTATGATCTCTATCAAGCGCGGGACCAGCGGTCATTAAACCACGCATGCTAGGAAGTACTTCTAGATTTAGGATAGCATCCCGAATATCAGGACGCTCGTTTAGCTGTGGAGCCTTGCCAGTAAAGTAGGCCCACCAGCGATCCACAGTTTCATCCCATGTTTCTCTACGGTTGCTTTCGGGCAACCACCGTGAGTATCTTGATATAGCAATAAACTTCTGAAATGTATTCATTTTATTCTCCTGTTGAACCAAAACCACCAGTGCCTCTAGCTGTATCGTCAAGTTCATTAGCAATTACAAACTTGGGTTGAGCAACGGGCATAATCAATAACTGGGCAATTCTATCGCCCTTCATTATTGAAACAGGGAAATTATTTGTATTATGCATCAGAGCTATGATCTCACCTCGGTAATCCGAATCAATAACACCAACAGCATTAGCTAGTACAAGACCCTTAGCACCCATGCTAGAACGACCAATCAGTAGGCCAACATAGCCAACTGGGATTGACATCTTGATACCTAGGGGTATCTTCATCTTGGCATGAGGTTCTATTACGAAGTCGCTGGTAGTTGCCAGATCTACCCCGGCAGATCCACCAGTAGCGTAGAATGGCTGGTATGCCCCGGTGTAAGTCACCGCAGCTTCAGTATAGTTAAAGCTACTAGCTGTAAGGGATGTAAGATTATTAAATGTATTAGTGTTACAATCGTATGTATTATCCATTAGTGTTCTCCTTGGTTTATGTATCCGTAGCCCCAACTATCAGTAAGGTTGGTACATGCGGATAGTCTTATCTTCTTTGTTATACTCCCCATCTCGCAGGATTCTTACGCAAATAGCCTGCGAAATAGCGTAATCTAGGTTGTAATTATTACCGTCTTTGTCTTTCTTTTGCTCGTAGGTAGCCAGTACTAGGGCAGGCCAGTTCTGGGGTGGGGTGCTGTCAAGCAGGGCAGCAGCTTTCTTTGGACCCAGTTTCCATATACCGGGTACATTGTCCGTAGAATCCCCGGTTAACCACTGGGTATAGAAGTTCCGGTCAGCCAAAGCCTCGTCTACCAGTACCGGAGCCTCTTCCTTATCGGGGTTCCAATGCCAGCCCGGTACAGACCGTAGATCCTTGTCTATGGTCACGGCTATGGCCTTGCCTGAGGAGGCCATCATACCCATCAGATCGTCCGCCTCAAGCCTTGGAACACTCAGGGGTATCCCAAGGGTCCGAACATATTGCTCGGCTTCTGGGAGGGCTTCTGGCGTGTGCTTGTTGATGTCCCGGTGGGCCTTGTACTGAGGCCAGTAGTCCCTCCTATAGTTATCAGACCTTGAGCATGACAGGGCAATGTAAACCTTCTCGACACCGGGGGGTGTCCAAGAAGCAATGTCAAAGTTAAGCCGCTCTTCTAGGTACTCAATACCCTCAGTCTCCACAAAGAAAGCTGCTCGGTATGCTAGAATGTCTCCGTCTAAGATAGCTACTTTAGGCTCCATCATCTTCGTACTCCTCGTCTGTATCTGGGAAAGCTTCTTTCAGGGTATCAATAATCTGTTCATTCAACACAGTCATATCTACATTACGATCATACCGGGTAGCCATGCACAATTCACACTCGCACAATGGCTCAAGCACGATGTTATATGCACAGTCCATAATGATATTGTAGTAGTTACTTATTTTCTTCTTAAAAGACTTCTCATCTTTATCGTTGCGTAGAACAAAGTGATACATCTCTTTATAATCTTTGTCATTATCTTCTGTTCTATTTGCCATTTCTTCTGACTCATGCAAACGCCACGGCTCATCGTGTTCCATTAAACGGCGATCACCGTGTGATATAAATATCTTAATGGCATTGAATCGTGGTGCTAGATTTAGTTCGTTAAGATACCGACAGTCATCAACAATGATAACTCTTTCGGGTACATCTTCTTCGCTGTTTTCTTCCTTAAGAATCTTGTAAGCAGACTCAAGAAACTTATCTACCCAGTAATCTGGGTTTTCTTTGCGACGATCTGATCCCATCTTTTGGCATACAAGTCTGTACTGTTCTGGATTAGCTTCCTTAGTAAGACCAGTAGCTTCAACTTCGGACTTAAGCGCAGCAGCAAAAGGAAGTATAATAGGCTTATATCCTTGTTTATATAACAGCTCAGCTAGTAGTTTGGCTGCTGTTGTTTTTCCAACTCTTGCCTTGCCGGATAAAAAGAGCATTAGCATTTGTTACCTCCTTCAGTATTTTGTGTGGTTCAATTATATTCTGTGGGATAGGATACCCGCTATCTCTTAGGATATCGGCTGTAACCTTTCCACAAGTATGTGGGACTGGCATGTTAAAGTATCTTCCAAGTAGATGCCAGAACAAACAATGTGTTACTGTTTCTTTATTCCATTTCTTTTCTACATCATCAGGCAAAGCATTGTAGTTTATTACAACCGTTTGGGTAAACACGGGATCGCCGTATTTAGCCCGAACCGCTCCGATGGGTAGAACACGAACTCCTCTATAAAGAGTAGCAAAGTAACTGATGTTTGCTTCAGGTAGTTCAATATGTACATGATTCAAACGAGATCCTGCAAAGATATAGACAAGCCATGAGATTAACTTGGCCCACTTATCTCCGCGTTCTAGGTTATAATAAACAACTCTTGCCTTATGTTTCATAGAATATCCTTAGCCCCAAGTATACGGCAAGAGCGTGTTCAACCTTAGCACCCTCGCTCTTTTCCCACCCAGTCAACATATAAACAGCATCCGATTTTAGAATAGCATTCAAATCTCTAGTCATACAACCTTTAAGATGTTCTTTGGTATCAACTGCTTGAGAAGGATCAAAGCCTTCATCAAGATCCATTTGGGCTGGGTTGAAGATAACACCAACCATAGAACTCCACTTAGAGCGGAGCATTCTATCTGCCTCCATAAAAGCATCGAAGTTGTGATTAGTATAGCCACGCATTGGCCCTGCAATATAAATGTTTAGTTTGTCCATAAAAGCTCCTTTCAATAGCTCCGGGGGGAATCGAACCCCCACGCTGTTAAGCGGCGGATTT